TGCTTAACTGAACACTGACTTATACGCCTAAACACTTTGTCGGAAATTTGGAGGGTTTGTGGCTAGAAGGCCAACAATGAAGTAACTCGCTTTGCTATTAATTATTCAGATGTAAAAGCAGAAGATTTAAAATCAATAAAAACTCTGGATACATTAAAAGATAAAATTGAGTCGGTAAAAACTTCCACTTATAAAGACAATAAAACCCAAAATTTACTAAAAGAATTAGTACATTCTGATTTAGAAAAATATTTACTACAACAAGCTGTTAATCATTTACTAGATAATAAAGGTGTAAAAACTGTATTAGTTGATATCTTAGAAAGAAACCTTGATGCAGTTGTGTGTGATGCAGGCATTCCAAGAATTCATACTGTAGTTTTATATAAGAACCCTACTACTACAGACAAACACGAAATAGTAGTTATAGACCCTAGTAGCTTTTTCTTTAGTAGCCATTTGTCTAATATTGATATTCAGGTTAGTGTAAAACATGATTTACTCGATAAAATTTCAACTAGATATGACGAAATAAAAATATATACAGCACCTAATAAAGACAATATAGGATCAAAAACAAATCAATGGCGTGAGTGTATAGATGTTGCAGTAAAGTTATCTTTTGCATTAAATAAAGAGGCTGGTGATTTTAAAATTGATCTTAATAGTATTACTAAATATCCATTTGTGCAGATGATTTCAAACATGCCAAATATAGATAAAAGTATTATAGATAAAGATGACGCAGTTAGAATAAAACAATCATCAAATATTGATGAGGTTAAGAAATTTAAAGCTTGTACAGAGGCAATAAATAAAATTAAAAAAATTGTTTTTTTAATTGATGAAGATTTATCCATAAAGATTAGTGGTCAGTATAATGATTTATTAACCAAAGGCACTGATTATGGTACTTTAATAGATAATTTATTAGGTCTAGATCATAATGTTAAAAGTTTTATCCAAGATAAGCTAGAACAAGATTATACTCAACTTAGTGGTTTTGTGAAAACATATAATACAGATGAGATTTAATTATGAAAACAAAAAAAATATATTCGACCTTGTATGATTTATGTCGTTGGGAGATGGTTTCAGAGGTAAAAGAACGGCTTATAGAAAATCCTAGCGATATAGATGTTGCCTACGATAAAGGCCTGTTTTTTCAACTTGCCTTAGCTTCAGACACAACAGATCTTTTAAAAGTTTTATTAGATTATTATTATGATCAACATGGTTTAAGACAAAAACCAGAAACTTATAACACTGAGCAGAAGCAAGCTAAGTACAAACTTTTTGAAATCTTACAAGATGCTGTTGTTTCAGAAGAAATGCAGAAAACCCTTGATGACTATGGTGTATACCAGAATTACGATAATAGCTCAACATATAGCCAAGAAGAAATCGAAAAGCTTTTTGACTTTCACCAACTTGGTAATCATGATTTGGGCAGTGATTTTTCTGATAATCACTGGTTAAATCATGATGTAGATTTAATTGACACCCCACCTATGAGAAAATCACATAGTATGGATGATATAAAAAATCATAGCGGAAAAAAATCTGATACTACACATGATAACTCTAAGGAAAAGCTTTTAACTCTAGATCAATTAAAAGAATTCCAGCTACATTTTGATAATGATCATAAGGATGATCTACACAGTACTGGAGAAATCAGCCACCATTCTGATGATTTGTACTAGTTGAGGTTTTTTTATTTATAAGTATAACGTTGCTGGTTATCAACCCACTTTATCTAGTTTGTTATAACCGGCGGCATATTTATGTAAAACGCTTGAAATCAAAGTTTGATAAGGCATACCTTCTTGTGCGGCTATCATCTTAATTTGAGTAAGATCTTGAGGTTTCATCCTTATATTAATTCTCGCAGTTTTCTTTAAATAATTAGAAGCTGCAATTGTAGCTATTTCTTTTTCTTCTTCAATATTAGGAATGCTTACTAATTCATCGTTCTCGAACGCATCTAAAATTTCTTGTTCTTCCTCTGATAATTTATACTTACGCATTATTTTTATCCTTTTTTGTTTCAATTAGATATTTCTTCGTTGCTTTTCTACTTGGAATAATTGTTTTTAAGAATATTTCATCCCCATTTTTTGTGAACGGCACTAAGTAACAATAATTGCTTATATTGACGATATAAATTTGCTGATTTGGATACTTATCTTTATTTGGATGCTCTACTATATCTAATATATAACCTTGTTCGATCAATGATATAATTTGTTCGAAACATATACCTCTTGTTTTAAGTAATTTGAGATTTTTTTCATAATCAAAACAATAATCCATAAGTATAATTATATATTACGTATGCCTTTTGTCAATATTTTAGCGAATATAGAATGGATTACGAACAATGAATTTTTAGTTAACATTTTAACATTAACTTATGTAAAATCGTGACTTTCTTATCACACTTTCCATAACCTACCTTATAGAACAATTTTTATCACATTTTCCGGTTAATCTTTTTCGAGGCTTTTTTGAATTTTTGAGAAATCTTCGAGAAAAACTAAAACCCCTAATATTGCTATTAGAGGCTCTAATTCACTTACTTAACAGATAATTATAGGTATAACTATGAAAGAGTAGCTGTCGCTCCAGCAGGATTTGACAACTACCTTTCTTTTATATTTTAGTATTTTATCGTTGTCAAGAGCCTATTGATTATTTCACCGCATCCATTCAGGAACTTTGATTTTGCTGTAATCTGCACCTTTGTTTTTCATGCGCCGCTCAAGGGCATAACGTAAAGCGTCTGTGCAATGGTTGTATTTATCTATTATATCATCAGTAATATCACCGCTTCTTTCATCAACCTTGTAAGAGTACAGGGTAAATTCTTTGATAGTTTCAGTGCAACGAGGATTAATTATCACCTGATCGAACGACTTAATATACTGTATACCATCTTCGACCGACCCTTTACCTTTCTCTACAGCTTCAATACGATAACCTTGTTTTTTAATACCGCTTATACTTTCAGGTCTAGCATTGTCTGCGTATATATAATTTTTCTTTAGATCAGGTAATCGTTCTTCTAAAAATTTACCGGTCTCATCTATATCAAGCTCAAGCTTTACCGCTTCGTGAGTTATATATATTTTGTTCTCGTGTATATAACATCTAATTCCTGCGGTGGCACTTACTTTAAAACCAAAATCAAGACCAAAGTATTTATGTACTTTTTCAGGTTCTTCGAACTCAGCTACAGTCCAGTAGCCTTTGAATATCTGTGCATCTGAGTGTTCTAAACATTCACCTAACCAAACGTGTCTATACATTCCATGATCTTTGACTTTTAAGGTCTCCATCTGATTTCTTAGAACATCAGGGAAGTATGGGTTGTCTGCGTAATTAACTTTGACTACATATGAGTTTTTAGGCGGTTCGTTAGCTATAAATGTTTTGTACAGTATATCCGTTTTGTTTTTAGGATTAAGAGTACACCATATTTCACTTTCAGGTTCACGTATCGTCGGTTCTATTATTCGCCAACTTTCCGCACTTAGAGTATCTGCCTCTTCTATCCAAAGACGAGTAATACCCGCCATAGACTTAATACTATCTATATTATGCCTAAGACCTTTGAATATAAACCTACTACCTGAATAAGCGCAGTTAATCTCATCTCGACTAACATCATAATCCTCATCGAAACCTAAAGCCTCTATTCTCTGCTGTAGCAAAGAATGAACGCTTTCTTTAATAGAATTTTGGAATTCTCTACCACAGAGAACTAGATGCTTTTTGTACAAAGACTCAGTAATTAAAGCATCGGCAACGGCGTATGACTTACCACTACCGCGACCACCATAAATAATTTTATGACGATATGGTTCAAATAAACCTTGCTGCCACCACTCAATCTTTATTACGTCGCTCTGGTTTTTCATTAACTTGTATTATTATTTGCTTCGGCTCTTTAGGTGTTACATCCTTAGTAGTTATCTCTCGTTTTTCGGATTGAGCTAACCAATTGTCCCCTAATTTACTTAACATCGCTACGCTACCTTTCATAGCCATCTCAAACTGTTTGCGGCGTAAACTTATTTTTCCTTGAGCAGAAAACCTAGAAAAAAACTCCGAAAAACTACTATAACCATGTTCTTTAATACGAGCTAACAAAGTGTCGTAATCTACTTCAAAATAACCGGCTATTTCCTCGCCAGTGCAATGCAGTTGACAAAATTTCTTTGCCAGCTCTATATCTATTTCAGTCTTCGGTCTTACCATTTTTACTTTCACTCATTAATCAAAACCGCTTTTTCCCCAGTTTCTTTTTCCCATCTAGCAACTATCAAATCTACGTATGCAGGCGATAGCTCCATCATATAACAATTACGCTTTGATTTCTCACAAGCGATTAGAGTTGTACCGCTACCTCCGAATGGATCGTACACCCCTTGTCCTACCTCGGAGTTATTGAGTATCGGTCTCAACATACATTCAAGAGGTTTTTGAGTACCGTGTCCCGTTTGTTCTTCACCACCACCGCCAAATATGTTGTTATTATTTATCTCCCATATAGTACTTTGATCACGTTTACCTTGCCAGTTATGCTGCTTTCCTTTTTTTACTGCGTACCATAAAGGTTCGTGTTGATGATGGTAATCGCCTCGACTTAGAGCAAAATGCTGTTTACTCCAAATGATTAAGTTTATTAACTCAAAGCCACAGCTTTCTATATTCTCAGCGAACTTATGCGTGTATTTAGATGAATGCCAAACATAAGCTATATCACCTGTGAAAAGCGAATAAGCTTCTGACCAATCGTACCTATCATCGTTTAATACTTTACCGGTATTTCTAGCTACTCCGTGTGCATCACCGATACTATTTCGCCATTCAGGCTCATACTTTACGCCGTAAGGCGGATCTGTAACCATCAATATAGGATTTGCTCCATCCAATAATCTACTTACATGTTGAGCATTAGTGCTATCACCGCATAACAGCCGATGATTCCCTAATATATATAAATCACCGAGTTTAGATTTTGGCTCTGTAGGTAAATCTGATGTATCAAACTCATCATTGTTAAGGATATTTTCTTCACCGAAACCGATTAGCATATCCCCCGGCATACCAAAATCAACTAAGGTTTCAAGGTCAAATCTACTTGAAAGAATATCAAAATCATATTCACCGAATGGTAGATTATCTCGTACATTAATACGATCAAGTTCTTTTTCACTCAGCAGTCTATCGGCTATCAATACATCTATCATACTGTCCTCAGTATATCCTGATGCTAGTAGGGCTTTCTTACGTTGATGTCCGCCTATTATCGTATAATCGTTATTCACTATGATACGTTGATGATAGCCGTCTTCTTTTATATGAGACGTTAGCTTCTCAAATTCTTTATTACCAATCTTTCTAGGATTATGCTCGTACTCTTTAAGTTCAGCTATTTTAACGCTAGCGTGTTTCCAATTTATCATTTTCAAAAATTATTTTTTAGTTAGTAACATTTATATCACACCTATTTTCTGAGGGCAAATTCTCGTTTTTAACCTCTTGCAACCAGCCTTTGTAAGTTACAAATTCTATTACTTCCGTCCATGTTATTTTCATATATCCAAGGCTCCTCTATACAGTTCTAGCAAAGCATCTTCCTCATCAATCTTAGCTTTGTCCTTCTTGCGTAGCTTAAGAATATGCTTTAGGGTTTTAGTACAATATCCCTTAGATTTAGCCTCAGCGTAACCATCTTTTAGTACTTCAAGATGCTCAGCTTTCTCGTTCTCTAGTCGCTCTAGTTTTTCAACCGTATTTTTTAAATCATTAGCGTTTACTACTTCCGTCATTTTCTTTAAATCCTCATATTTAATTGTTATTGTTTCAGTCATTACGCCTCCTTTCTATTACAACAAAACCTATCGTAAAACTCTCTTACCGCTTCTTTATCGTCAGCACTCTTAAACCTGTACTTATACTTCAGTTCTATAAGCCTCTTAGTAGCGTTAAAGCTATACTTGCCGTCTTTAATCGATACTTGCAGAGTAATACAGTCTTCTAAAGGAGTGCTGGTTGCGTTTATTTTGTTCATTGCTTACCTAGCTCCTCAAAAATCTAATGTTTCAAATTTAAAATTATTATCTACATAAAGATCAAAAAAAGCAGCAGCACCTAGAGCTGTTTCAATAGCTTCTTTTGCTTCTTCTTCATTAGAAAATTCACGATCTTTTTTGTTAAATAAAGCTCCTAAAGCGTAACGAGTACCTGAACCGATAGCGGTAAATTTCCTTGCCTCTAAGACGGTAAAGTTAGGAGAAACTTCATAAATTCTGGTATAGCAAGTTACCAACAGACTAAAGCTAAAGCGGTCTTTCGTTGTTAGTTCTTTTTCTTCTATCATCTTTTTTTTATCTAGAAACTCGATCAAAGAAGGTACAAAATTAGCTACCATATATCGTTCCACTTCTTTTTCTTTAAATTCCTGAGAAAAAACATTTAGCGGCGGTTCAAACTCATGCTCTATGACGTCTGATACACGACAAGCCCCAGATACTCCTATAAGCATGTTTTTCTTTTTAAAAATCTTGTGTCCAACGTCTTGTTCGCTATAAGCTCGATGGCCAGAAACCATCGAATCACACCCCATAGTTACTGCAACATTACCTTTTTCGTTTTTGTGTTTTAAAGCTACTATGCAAGTCATGTTTTACCTTTATTTTTAGTTTAAATATTTTTACTCAAAGCCCCCGCAATCATTTCAGGGATAATGGGTACTAGTGAATTTCCAAGCCCTTTAATTCTTTGAGTTCTTGCAATGTTTTCAGTCCAGCCGATAGGATAACCCATCATCCACTCGACAAATTCAGGGTTAAGCCGACCATCTACTACTCTCGGCACAAGTTCTTTCTTCCATGTATCTCTTGATACGCTATCTCGTAGGATAGCTTGCCCGATCTTATCAGCGAATAGCTCGCTAACTTCTCTAAACTCCCACTCTCTTTTGCATCGCTGGCAGTCGGGGTCGGCAGAAGCTTTACATATCTTGCAAGACCGAGACTTCCGCTTGTCCCTTTCCTGTTGTACTTCCTCAGATTGCCGTTCTTGGTTATTTTGAAGCGATCCTCTATTCCTATTATTTCCCCTGCACTCGCATCCATAGCTACCGGAGTAGGCAATAATCCAAATTCTATCCCGTCTGTGAGGTGCGCCAACGGCGGAAGCAGGTATACAGTGCCACTGTGCATTATACCCGATCTCGCCGAGATCTTGCAGGACGGTAACAAGTCCTTTATTTCGTAAGTTTGCAACGTTTTCAATGATTGCGTATTTCGGTCTAATTTCATTTATTAACCTCTTATATTCTTTCCATAGATTAGACCTACTCCCTGTTATTCCCTCTTGATGTCCCGCAACGGATATATCCTGACACGGAAAACCGCCGCAGATGACATCGATATCACTAGGAAGACTGCTTTTATCCAACTTTGTAATATCGTCAAAAATAACAACATCAGGCCAATGTTTTTTTAAAATAGCTTGGCAATGTTTATCTATTTCGCAAAAAGCTACAGTTTGCCAACCGACTCTTTCAAAACCGAGAGAAAAACCCCCTATGCCTGAAAATAGATCAAGAACTTTCATTTATTTTCCTCAAAATGGTATTTCATCATCTAAGTTGCCGTAATCATGAGTCGGCGCCGACTCGTGTTGCTGCGTAGGCTGGCTGCTCTTTTCTCCGTTACCGCCCAGCATTCTTAGTTCGGTTATATCCACGCTAATCTTTACCTTTGTTTCCCCGTTCTTAGTCTGATAAGTACTAAACTTAGGTTTACCCTCTATGTACAAGGCATCCCCCTTTTTTACGTAGCTCTTTACAACGCTAGCCGTGTTATTTCTTGAAGTAATACACTCGTACCATTCCGTATATTCCTTTCTCTCACCAGTACTTTTGTCTTTCCATTTGTCCGTTACGGCAAGCGAGAAAGTAACAAATTCAGGGTTGGATTGAGACGGAGTTCTAGGGTCTTGACCTACATGACCGATTAAGATAATTTTCGATAGATTTGGCATATTTATCCTTATTGTTTAAATATTTAAATTTGATTGTTCTGAAAACTTCGTAAGATTACTTTGATACTTAAGCGTACATGAACCTGTCTTACCGCTACGATTCTTGGCTACGATAAATTCTATTAATTTTTCGGTCGGATCGTATGATTTAGCGCGATTTAAGAGTATGACTATGTTAGCATCCTGCTCTATAGAGCCTGAGTCTCTTAAGTCCGAAAGTATAGGTGTTTGCTCTTTGCGTTTGTGTACTTCTCTAGATAGCTGCGAAAGCGTGATAATCAGTATATCAAGCTCGCTAGCTATCTTCTTGAAAGTATTTGTAATTTTCTCCAACTCTCTTACTCGGTTATTTTCATAGTTTCCACTTAAGTGGATCAATTGCAGATAATCTATTATTATTACTTTCACGTTTTCGGTTATTTTTAATCTTCTACAGTGCAAGTAAAACTCTTCAAGACTTGTAATATGCTTAGTGAATATTTTGATATCGTCTTTGGTGTTATCTATGTATTTTCTTAGCGCATTGTAATGCTCTTCCGTAGTGCTGCCTTTTTTTAGCGGATAGCTATTATAACCCGTGCGAATAGCAAAAATTCTATGCATAATCTCTTGTTCATCCATCTCGAATGACCATAGGGCTACCTTCTCGTTTTGGTCGCAAATGTTTAGAGCTACGTTTATTGCAAAAGCACTCTTTCCTACTGAAGTAGCAGCTCCTATTACGACCAGCTGACTACTCTTAAAGCCTTCGATTATTTTATCGAGAGAGGGATAGCCGCTGTTGATTAAGTTGCTTTGCTTTTTACTAATGATCTCAAGAGCTAAGGATTTGAAATCTTGAGGAGCGTAATCGTTAATTAACAACTCGGTGGTATTTTCAAATGTATTGATGGTATCGTTGATTAAGGTGTTGATATTCTTTGCCGTTGAATTGATATAAATATTGTTAATAAGAATTTTTGATTCTTCAATAATTTTACGTTTAAAGTACTGTTCTTTAAGGGAATTCAAGCAGCCTTCAAACAGATATTGATTGCCCAGCGTAGTTATGGCTAAAGCAAAACATTCATTTAGGTATTTTGTTTTATCTACGGATTTATGCGCTAACACTCCCCATTCTTCATCAGATAAAGCAGTAACGGCATAGTAAATTTTATTCGCAGCTTCTCCTCGATCAACGCACTCTTTCACAATTTTGAAAATATGGGTATGTAAGCTAATCGTAAAATAACTTTCATTGAGAATTTTTACCGCTAATACCGCTGAATTTTCGTCTTGAAGTATAGCTCCGATAACACCTTTCTCATGTTGAACGGCGGTTTTTAATAATTCTTCTTCTATTTTTTGATATTCGTTGTTCATCATAGCTTAAAACCATTCGATAATTTTGTTTTCGAAATTATACAGAGCTTTTTCATATTTCTTTCGCTCTATATCGGCTATGGACTCCGAATCGTCTTCTAACGTAGCTTTACGTCGGTTGTTCAAGACTTTAACCATAAAATTACAGAATGCTTTTTTACCTCCCCATATTTGGGTATCGGGTTTATCGGTTACTATTCCCTGAATTGTTCCGATTATTTCGTCATCGGTTAATTCAAGATCGTTTGTTAAAATTCGTATTTCGTCAAACTGTTGCCTGTTAAATCGGTAATTACGCAAAAAATTAGGTTTAAATTCGCTATTAGGTTCAAAACGCCCATTAGCATTGA